AACATCAAAATCATTTAAACTTCCTTGCAGTTGTGCAATAAATGCCTTCACTGGTCTTGCTTCAGTTTGTGACATTATTGGATATGCCAATGTTGCTCCCCAACGTGTTGTTGCATTACCTATTCGTATTATTCTACCACTTTGTGTTTCTGTCTTTTTTGTTCTGTTAATCTGCCTGAAGTTAATTGCTTTAAATCCTGGCGAGGTTGGAAAACTTGCTATTGTTGCCATCTTAGGTTACCCCCACTCTTCCTCGGCGATTGAGTGCACCGTTTATAATTCCTTGTATTGTTGCTCGTCTTGATACTAACAACTCGTCAAACCCTCTTGTGTCATTTGCTAAAATTGTAAAGTTAACATTTACACTTTGACCTAATTTATTGTTTGGTGTAATGTTACCTGCTTGTCCTGGAGAAAATAATTCCGGGCCCTTTTCTCCAATTAGGTAACTTTTATTTCCACTAACAGGTCCACCCTCTGCTTTTCCTCCACCATATTGTTGTGATCTAATAGCCGCCACTTGTGCTAAACCAGCCGCAACAGTTGCCGCCGCGGCTATAAAGTTAAATGGAACTGGTAAGCCACTTCCAATTTGTGCCGCCGCACCTTTTGCCGTTGATATTATTGCTTCAGCAATAGCAAATGCTTTGTAGGCTTTGAATGCTTTTTCATTAAAAGCACCAAGTCCTTTGAATATTTCAGCACCTTGGCCAATAACCCAGTGGGCCTTATCACTTGCTGTTTTCTTTTCAAATTCTGCACGAACTTTCGCTCGCTCCATTGCTTCTTCATCAAGTGCAGTCGCGTGTGCTATTTCATGCTTTTTAAGATTCATCATTCTTACAATATGATCTTCATAACCTTGCATTTGTTTTGTTAAGCCTTTATTATATTCTTTTGTAATTTTTTGTTGAAGTAACTTTTCACCACGCACTCTTAAAAATCCATATTGTGCATAAGCCTGCATACTTTTAGCATAAGCCTGTTCTTCTATAAGAACTTGATCCAGTCTGGCTTGACCCATGCTTTTTAATCCTTGTATCTGTGCTTGAAGTGATGTTGCCGCCTCTTGATTTTCTTTAATGCGAGCAAGTCTTAATCCTGCAGAGGATTCTGCCATTATCTCCGCCAGATTCTTCTGTGCCTTCGCGGCTTTTTCAGCAGTTACTATTGACTCATGCATACTTTCTTCAAGTTCGTCAATAACTTTGGTCATCGCAATAAACGCCACACTTCCTGCCAACACTGATGCCCCCACAGCGGCTATACCAACCACTGTCAATGCCGCAGTTGCCCTTAAGGCTACTAAGATTGCTGTCAAGCCTCTTGCTATATTGAATAATGTAGCCGCAAGTTTCATTGCAATTAATGCCGCCGCCACTTTTGCTAGAATGCTGAAATGTTCAGCAACAAACTTAACTGCTATTCCTGTCGCCTTCATTGCTTTTGCTAAATTTGTTCCAATTGCAATTGCAATTATTTTTATTTGCTGTGAATGTTCTTCTAAAAACTTATCTAAATCACCAAATTGTTTTTTTAATTCATCAAAGAAGCCTTCACTAATATTAACTTGTGTTTGATACAGTTTATCACCTATCATCGACATCGTTCCAGTTAATGTTTTTGCAAACTCCTTCGTTGCTCCACCAAACTCGCCACCTGGTCCAAATGCTTTCATTAATACTTCTTTTGTTTGTTCAGCACTATATTGAACTCCATCAGCAAAGCCTGCCATTGCTTTAACACCTTTTTCTCTAAATATTTCTGCCGCCGCTATGCCACCTGACAATGCTCTTTGAACTTGTTCACCTGCTGTTTTGAAATCTATCCCCGCCACAGCCGCAATGTTACCTGTTAATTCTAATACTTCATTTAATTGTTCTGCGTCATCGACTACAACCGCCAAGTTACCTGATGCCGCACTTATTTGTTCTAAGGAGAATGGAACACGTCCTGCAAACTTTGTTAAGGTATCAAATGCTTTCGCACCTTCTTCTGCAGACCCAAACAAAAACTTAAATCTTACACCAAGATTTTCAACTTCCATTCCAACATCAACAATAGATTTTAGTGCTTTACCAATACCTATAGCGGCAATGGCACCACCAGCGGCTAAGGCTAACTTTTTCATACTGCCTAACCCTGTATTAGTGCTTTGAATATTTTTATTAACAGAACTAAAGGCTCTTTTTGTCTTATCAGTTGCCCTAATGTCTATATTTTGTTTAACTGTTGCCATATTTCTTTTTTTGTTCCTTTGCCTTTAAGTCAAACCAAGAACTCCATAATTGAATTTCGAGAACACTTAATTTAGTGACTTTTTCTAAACTTAACCCTAATGTTTCACCTATCATCATTAAAGTTTGGAGTTCAGTGTCCTCCTTTAGTTTTTTGCTACTGCCTCATATTCAGAATGTGCTGAATTTAATTCAGTGCAAACTTTAAGAATTACTTTAGGATCTACTGATGTCATTAAATCCGTTTTGTCCATTCTACTGAACATTGGTTTTCCATCGGGTGTAAGTGCTTTAGCAATAAGTGATTCTACTAATGCTTCAACAGTTTTACCAGCCTGCTGTAATTCTATAATTTTACTCTCAGTTGCAAAACTTGAAACTTTTCTGTAATAAACATCAGTTTCCCATTCTGGAACTATAATTTTTTCTAAATCGCCATTTAACTGCGACTTAAAATGTTGTGTGGCAGTTGCCATCACGTTAGTTGGTTTTGTCATTTTATGTTTGTCTCCTTAATTTAACTTGTTTAACAGTTGGTCTAACAATACCTTTTGGTGCTTGTTTGGACCTTCCTTTCTCTAATGCTCCTATGTAAGGCACACGATTTATTACACTAAAACCCTTAAGGACTTTAGATTTACGCCAACCTCGTCTTGCCCTACCTTTATCAATTGGCGTGTTTCTTTTTGCTATCTTAAAAACATCCTCAGCAAACGTAGCCAACAAAGAATCTCGGTCTCTTCTAAGACTCTTCATTGTTTTTGCTACTGAAGTTGCTTTAATTGTTAGCATGGGTTACTATACTGCACTTTCAGTTAATGCTCCACTGCCTTGAAAGTTAGCACTGAAAGAGACAAGATCATCAAATGATGCTGTTCTTTCAATTGAAGTAATCAGTATTGTTCCTGAATATTTTTTAGATCCACTTACTGTAGATGTAATAAATTCACCTTGTAAAATACCAGTTGGTTCATTAGTTACTGCTCCATATCCAGGTGTTGTTGCTGTAGTTCTATCTAAATCAAATACAGACTGGTTAGTGGCTGTGTGACTAGAATCCCATATACCATCAAAACTTCCTGAGAAGTTTGTAAGGCCTTTTTTATATGTTCTTGCTCCATCTCCACAGACCGTGTCCTCGATTACGTCCTGAGAGTGGGTCAAGGACCAACTCTTCATTTCGGCAATTGCTGTCTGGCTTCCTGCGGAGTCATGAGTCTCAATCTTTACTTGACCGAGCTCGCCGGTTAGTGTGGCCATGTTTTATTCTCCTTTTTCTTTATCTAAAATGTCATCTTCAACGATATCATTATTATCAAATATTTCTTGTTCAATTTCATCAAGACTTTTAATAACTTCTGCTTTCGCTTTACTAATTGTCATCTTAGGTTTTGTTTTAGCCACGGTTGCGGAAACTTTTGGTTTGCTTGGTGACTGTTTTATAGATGCCGAAGGTGCCTTAATGCTCCATCCTTCATCAATAAATCTGTTTAACCGAGAAGAGTGAATATTTTTATATCTCTTTTCTTTTTTTATTTGTATCCACGACATAATATGTCCTCTCCTATGTTGTGCTTGTAGAGAATGTATATGTTACTTCACACGTAACAGTAAATTCTCCAAGCGGTGGTTGTCTCTCTTGATTAACTTCTACTAATGATATTCTTGTCATAACAGCAGTAGAGTCATCTAATTCTCTTGTTCTATCTGTGTTTAATGTTTCTTCTATGCGTTCAATTAAATTATTTCTTGATTCGTCTACAGAATTGGTAAAACCATCACGTCCATCACTACGAATAAATCCCTGTATCAAGATTTCTATAGTTGAGCGTCTACTACCACCCATAGTAATATCTTCTCTAACTTCATTACCAGTGGTAATCAATACCGCTGGAAATTGTGTAAGTGCTAATTTGGTAATATCAAATGGTTCACGAGTTACAAATACTGGTCTTGGAGGATCCATGTCCCCTAATACTTCAGTTATGTTTTTTGCTATCTGTTCTCTAATACTCATCTATCTCTTTAATCGAAGAGATACTGAGGCTTCTTGTTCTGTATCGGAATATGTTCCTGAACTGTCTGTGTCGTAGGATACACCGTATCTCAACTCATCGTCAAGTTCCCTTTCATATTCGGCACGGTAAAACTCCATCTTACGTTCAAAAATATCTTGGTCTGGATCAAACTTTGCCATCTTTGGAAATATGTGAAATCCTAATGCTCTAAAAACTGTGCATCGTTTCCATTGTGTGGCATCTAAGGCATCTGAATTTAATCTGCCTTTCCATTGATTTAGTCTTTTGCTTATATCATAAACTGCAACCGCGTGTGTCGGCCACCATCGTGTTTGAAGGTCACGCAATACGTCATTTGTTGCATCTGTAAGTTCAGTTTGTAAGTCTATGATTCCAAACTCTTCTATGTTTGGTTCAACTTGTTTAACATCGTTTAATGTAGCTGGTGCAAAAGCCATTCTTTATTAT